TAAAGGTGGGTCTGGTGGATATCCTATATCTCATGGACCTAGTGCATCATTCCCTCCTACAAATGAGTATGGTACTTCCACAGGTATTGGTGGCGGTGGCGGTGGAGGTAACGGTGTCGGTGGTGGTCATGGTGGTGTAAGAATTATTTGGGGTAATAATAGAGCGTTCCCATTTACTAACACAGAAGATATTTAATTAAAACTAGTAATTGAAATTTAATAAATTTAAAACTGATAAATATATAGAGAACTGGTACTATCTGAATAAAGAAACATGGGACGTTATGTAGGACTTAGTCACAATCGTGGTAAAGGTGGCGGTGGTGGTAGTGGAACCATAATAACAACATCTGCATTTGATAGATCTTCAGGTATAACAACTGATGGTAATAATCATGTAACTAAAGTTACTTTAGGTGAGAATGAATATGAAGCTATAATGTATAATAGTGTTGGATTAATTACTGCATATAACGAAAAGATAGGAGATGAGATAAAGGGTTGGTCACTTACATATGATTCTAATAATATAATAACTGATATTGTTCAAGCAGAGAGATTCCCTGCATTTGGTATTTCTATTAACGGTGGTACAACAGCAATAGATGAAGGACAATCTGTTACATATACTGTAACAACTGAAAGAATAGCAGATGGAACAGTACTATATTGGGACGTTTCTAGTGCTGCAGATTTTTCAACATCAAGTGGGCAAGTTACAATAACTGGTAGTACTGCTTCATTCTCTGTCACTGCTGCTAATGATATAACAACTGAAGGAGCTGAAACATTCTTTGTATCACTTTATGTAGATGCTGCTAGAACTAATAGAGTTGTACAGTCTGCTAATATTACTATAAATGACACTTCAATAGCTCCAACTATCGGTGGAGCAATATTCCATGCTGATGCTTGGAATACTCAGGAGACTTATAGTTGGTCTGTTCCTAATGGAATAACTTCAATATCTGTTGTTTGTGTTGGTGGAGGCGGTGCTGGTGAAACCAACCATGACGGTGCTGGTGCTGGTGGAGGTGGATTAGCTTATAAGAATAATATTACTGTAACAGGTGGTGAAACAGTTACTGTTGTTGTTGGTGGTGGAGGATTTGCTACTAGCTGGGGACAAACTAACCCAAATAATGGGTCGTCTTCTTATATTACTGTTGGTGGAACAAACTATGCAGTAGCTAATGGTGGACAAGGAGCTGAAGGTTCATCTGGTAATGGATGGTATTCTAACTCTGGTAGTTTCCCTAACACTAATAGTGATGGTGGTGGTGCTGGTGGATCTGGTATTCACTATGGTGGATCTAGAATGTCTGGTGGTGGTGCTGGTGGTTATAATGGCGGTGGAGATTCTGGTAGTGGACGTGCAGGAAATACTCCATATTGGGGAGTAAACCCAGAACCAGGACAAAATGGTGGTGGTGGAGGAGGTCACTCCGCTAATGGAGGTTCTAGTTATTATTCAAATGGTGGTGGTGGAACAGGTGTCTATGGACAAGGTACTAATGGAACTGCTGGTGCTACTGGTGGTTCACCTAGTAATGAGTATCATTGGTGTGGTGGAGGTGGATCAACCGCATATAATACTGGACTAAGAGGATACGCAAATCAAAGTAATCAAAGTACTTATGCTTGTGGTACTGACTTGGGAAATGGTTACGATAGACAATCTCAATCAAACCAACATGGACAGGGTGGTGGAACAACTCCTGATGGTGGATTCCCTGGTGGTGGTGCTGGTGGAGCAAATAGTGGTTCACCTGCAGGAAGAGGTGGAAATGGTATGGTAAGAATCATTTGGGGAGCAGTAAGTGGTTCTGCTAGAGCATTCCCATCTACTAATGTGGATAAATCAGACCAGTATGGAGGAGATGCCGAGACTGAGAATGGTACTCAAAAAATGTATTGATGTATATAATACATTTAATTTTTGAAGGCAGAAACTTAACTTTTATGATCTATAATGATGTTAATACTAAGATGGGTGACGTTCGTCACCTATTTTCGTCTGATGATGATATTCTTTTAGGATATATTAAATAAATAGATAAAAAATACAATGGCAGATAAAGGTTTTGGTGTAAAGGAAATTAATTTGATTGGAGCTTCTGGTGTTCCAACAATTGAAAGCCCTAATAATTTAAATTTAAATGCCGTAAATGTTGCAATTAGTACTGATGTATCAATAGGTGCAACCTGTACCGCTAGTAAGTTTGTTGGTGCTTTGGGTGGATGGATATTAGGTAATGATGCATCAAACCATTATACATTTACTGGACCTGGATTAAATGGCACAGTAAATGATCCAGATATAAATCTTGTTCGAGGGCAGAAATATATTTTTCATAATAGATCTTCAGGTCATCCTTTTAGGATTCAAAGTACTCCTAATGGATCTGCAGGTACACAATATAATATTGGTGTAACTAATAATGATGGTGCTGCACCAACAGATATTGTATTTGAAGTTCCACATGATTCACCAAATACTTTATTCTATCAATGTACTGCTCATCCTAATATGGGTGGAGTTCTTCATATTGGACCAGATTTTTCAAGCACAACAAAAACTAGTTCATATACTTTAACTGCTTCTGATATTGGTACATTAGTACAAACAAATACTACGGTGACAGTGGATCAAGATATCTTTACTGCTGGAGATGCAATTACAATTTATAATAATAGTGCTTCTAATATAACCATTACTCAGGGAACTAACGTTACATTTTATTTGGCAGGAACTGCTACTACAGGAACTAGAACTCTAGCTCAGAAGGGAGTTGCAACTGTGTTATGTGTTTCTAGTAATGCTTTTGTAGTGTCTGGAAGTGGATTAACATAATATGTCAATTCAACAGATGTTACTATCAGCAGTTACAACTGTAGATGTAGTAGGGCAGCAAGAATATACAACACCAGGAACATATACTTGGATTGCACCTAATGGAGTTACCTCTGTTTGTGTTGTTTGTGTAGGTGCTGGTGGATCTGGTATGGGTTCAGGTGGTGCTGGTGGTTTTGATGGAAATGCTGGTGGTGGACTAGGATGGAAGAATGATATAGCAGTAACACCAGGTCAATCTTATACACTTGTAGTTGGAGTTCCAGATAATACTAATAGTGCTCCTTTTGATCCTAGTAGTGGGAAAGCTTATTATGAAGGACCAGGAGATTCATATTTTATAAACAAGAGCACCGTTAAAGGTGGTAGTGGATGGAAGAATAGTAATGCTTATGGATCTTATAATACCGTTGGTGGAGATTTTGTAGGAGACGGTGGTGGTAATGGTGGACAGGGTGGAAGTAAATGGACGTATGATTCTTACGGAGCTGGTTCTGGTGGTGGCGGTGGAGCTGGTGGATATGTAGGTGCTGGTGGAACTGGTGGTAAAGGAGGATCTTCTTATCAATTACAAAGTGCTCCAGGTGGTTACGGACCTCAAGGTGGTAATGGTAATCCTGGACAAGGTGGCGGCGGCGGTGGAGCTGGCGGTGCTGGAAGTGGATCTGCTGGAGGTGGTGGTGTAGGAATATATGGATCAGGTGCTAATGGAACTGGTGGAATTAAGTACACTTATAATAGTAGTACTACAACTCCTATGGGAGGTGGTGGTTCTGGTGGTGCTGATGGTGGTAATACTAATTCCAATGATCCTACAGGAGGAGATGGTGGAAATTATGGTGGAGGTGCTGGATCTTATGGTAATGGTGGACCTGTAGGACAATCTGCTGGTGGTGCAGTAAGAATTATATGGGGTACTGGAAGAGCATTCCCATCAACAAACACAGTAGATATGACTAGTAATACAACAACTGCTAGTGGTCAACAGGCATATACTACACCAGGAACATATAGTTGGACAGCACCTGCTAATGTTTATGATGTTGCTGTTGTTGCAGTTGGTGGTGGCGGTGGTGGAGAAGAAGGTGATTTTAAAGCAGGTGGAGGCGGTGGACTTGGATGGAAGAATAGTATTTCAGTAACACCAGGACAATCTTATACTGTAGTAGTTGGTGATGGAGGAACTCAAAATACTTCTGGTGGAACTGATGGTGGAGATTCATATTTTGTAAATGCGACTACTGTTAAAGGTGGTGGTGGAAAAGGAAGTAATCAAGGTGGTGGAGATTTTGTAGGTGATGGTGGTGGTAATGGAGGTGATCATCGGACATATGGTGGAGGCGGTGGAGCTGGTGGATATTCTGGAGATGGTAATAGCGAAACTGGTGGTGCTGGTGGATGGGGTTCTGCTAATGGTTTAGTTGGTGGTGGTGCTGGTGGTGGAGGAGTAGGAATTCTAGGTGAAGGTGCGAGTGGTTCTAATTCTCCAATTAATAACACTGATGGTGGAACCATGCTTGGTGGTGGAGGAGGATCAGGTGGAGATAATGGTACAAATGGAACAGTTCCATTAGATGATGGTACTAATTATTATAACGCTGTGACTGGTGGTCCTGGTGGAGACTATGGTGGAGGTGCAGGTGGAACTGGTAGTGGACCGCAAAACACTCCTACTAATCTTGGTGGTAATGGTGGTAAAGGTGCTGTAAGAATTATATGGGGTCCTGGAAGAGCATTCCCTTCAACAAATACTACAGATGTTTAAGCACAATAAATACTTTATAAAGTAATCATATAATGGCATTTAATAGAGAACTTTCACAATTTGGTCATTATCTAGTAGTTGATGATACTACAGGTAAGATTGCTATTACTAGTACGACATCACCTAATGTTGGTATTGGGACTATAGATCCTCAATTCAAACTGGATGTCGCTGGTGATGTTAGAGTTAGTGGTAATTTAAATGTTTCTGGTGACCTAGTATATGATGAAGTAACTGGTAGAAATATTCAGATTAGTGGATTCTCTACTTTTATTGGAGTATCTACCTTTAAGGATAATGTATTTGTTGATGGTGATATAGATTTTGGTGGTGATTTATATAAGGATGGTAGATTATTTGTTACTGGTGTTGGTATTGGATCTACATCAGTCAACCCAAACTCCGCAATTATTGGAACAAAAATTGGTGCTGGATATACTGACATTAACTTTGTTGGTACTGGTTTAACAGTTACTGGTTATGGTACTACTATAGTTGTTGATTTTAATAACCTTGCTGTTAGGGCTGATGCTACAATTCCACCATTAACTGTACTGTCTACAGAAGCTGTACTACAGTCTAATAGTGGATATCTTACAAACACTGTTGGTGCTGGATTTACTGTGACTCTTCCTCTTGTTAAAAATGCTGGAGACTTTATTGAGCTTCATGATACGGAAGTAAGTTGGGGCATAAATAATCTTATGGTTGCAACCCAAAATAATGAGCAGTTTAAGAACTATTCAGGCGTGATTGATTCTCCTTTAGCATGTGATGTCGATGGTGCTACTGTAAAATTAGTTTGGACTAATACTTATTGGAGGGTATTTGCATGACAATGTTCCTAAGTGGAAGTATGCTATCAGGCACAGGTGGTTCTGGTGGTGGCGGTCTTCGTATTGGTCAGCAGGATACATTCACTGTTCATGCGTTAAGAAGAGATGATGATGGTATGCTTAGGTATACTAAGGTAAAAACTTCTGATGAAACTGTAACCGATGTATCTCATAGGCTTGATGGGACACCTTACCCAGAGTTCTTAGAAGGATTGGATTATGTGGATGAAACCACAGAAGAAAAAACTTATAGGAACAATGAGTTCGATAAATACCAACAGTTCAGATTTGATTTTAGGAGAACATCCTATTATATTGATGATGATGGATATTTAACTGTATCTTTTAGTGATCATGATTATACCGCAGGACCAAAATAGGATTTAAGAAAAAACAATGGCTGAATTTAGACTTGGCAGATTAAAATTTAATTGGCGTGGCGATTGGCAAACTACGACTGCCTATGTCATTGACGACATCATAAAATATGGTGCTAATACTTACGTCTGTAAAAAGAATCACACATCTGCTGATGCTGAAACTTCTTTTTACTCTCTGGATATAACTGATAATTGGACTTTACATACTGAGGGTCTTGCTCAAAAAGGTAATTGGACTGGTGGGCAATGGTATAAGATAAATGATGTATACAAATATGGTAATACTCTATATCGTGTAACTTCTGGACATACTTCATCTGGTGCATTTACTGAAGCAGATACTATTGCTCATGCAACTGAGTACTTACAGTCATTTAACTTTGAAGATACTTGGGATGCTGCAACACAGTATCAGGATGGAGATGTTGTAACATATGGTGGTTATACTTATGTTTCAAAGAGTGTTCATGTTAATAAACCACCTTCATACAATCTAACAAATGATTGGGATATTATAACTACTGGATTTAATGTAGTTGGTACTTGGGATTCTTCGACAGATTATAAGCAAGGTGATTTAGCATTATATGGTGGATATTCTTATGTTGCTATCACTACTAGTACAAATAGTACACCTGCAACAAGTACTTCTAATTGGAGTTTAGTAACTAAAGGTGTTGCTTGGAAAGGTAATTGGGATTCAGCAGTAACTTATCAGTTAGGTGATGCTGTAAAGAGATTAAGTAATAGTTATATTGGTGTTGCTACTGCTGGTAGTTTAAATCAAGACCCTTCAACAGATAGTGCTGGTCTTTATTGGAGTATGTTGGCTGAGGGTGCAGCAAACAATGTGATGACCACCCAAGGTGACCTTGTTTACTATACAACAGGTGCTGCAAGATTACCTGTAGGAAGTAATGGACAAACATTAACAGTAAGTCCAACTGGAATTCCTGGATGGGAAAATAATAGTGTAACGCATCCAGTTTATTATGTAACAGAAGAAGGAAGTGATGAAAATGATGGTTCAAACATCAGTAGAGCATTTCATTCTGTTAGACATGCTTGTGCTGTTGCAGAAGGTCCAGCATCCATTTATGTAAAGGCTGGAAATTATGCAGAACAACTTCCAATTGTAGTTCCAGATACTGTTTCTATAGTTGGTGATAACTTAAGAACATCTAAAATTAAACCTGCTGTTCATTACGCACATACTTTTGTATCTGCTGCTGTGGATTCAGTTACTCCTAATGCTGGTAGTCCAGTTACACCTGCGAGTGGAACAACTTACGATTCTACAACAGGAAATCTTGTATTAGAAATTGGAACTCATAGTTTAACTACTGGTAATACAATTATAATTGGAAATGGTACATTAATATTTACTTGTGATCAGGATAATCATGCTACTCAGCATAAGTATCCAAGAGCAAAAGATCCTGCATTTGGTGCAACTCTTCCTATCACTGCAACAACAGGTACAACAATTACAGTTAATGTTGGTAAAGGTAATGCATCTAAGCATCAAGATATAACATTAGCAGCTGCACCTTCTGCAACTTATACACCAAGTGCGATTAATTATAATCCAACATCTGGTGATATGGTTGTGACTATTGGAGATCATACTTTAACAACTTATGATAGTATTAGGATTACTGCAAATTCTTTAATATTTACTTGTGACTATAATGGTGATGGTAATACAACTCAGAAGACATATCCAAGAGCATCTGGTGCTAATACATCAGATGGTGCTGATTATGCATATGATACTGATTTACCAATTACTGCTATAACTGCAGATAGTATTACTGTAAATGTTAATGGTGGACAAGGTGCTGTTACAGATACATCGGTACATAATTTTGTATCTGGTGGTGCTGGTTCGATTCAGAAAGCATCTCCTTATGTTTCCTATGGATCATCAATAAGAACTGGTGCTGGAGATAAGTGGGCTGTTGTTTTAGATTCAGATTACGCTGAGAAGAAAATACAGATCTATAATATTTCTGGTGGAGAATGGGATACTAATGATACTTGGGAAAATGGTGTATCAGATATAGCAATTACTGCAGTTGAGACTAGACCTAACGAACATTCAACAATGTTCCAGTTAAGCAACGCAACGATGCTTAAGGATATTTTGATGGAAGGTCTTACTGGATTTACTCCAGCAGGTACAGTCGCAACTAAAACTTGTAGTATTAGTGGATCAATAGTTACTGGTACTGATTTATTTCCAGATTTAGTTGGTACAACAGTAACTGGTGCTGGTGTTTCAACTGGAACAAAGGTTAGTGGATTTATTAGTGGTACTCAGGTAGAGGTTGATAAGCAACAAAATCTTGGTGCAACTGCATTAACATTTACTGCAAATCAATATGATCCTAATAATGCACATATTAAAGGTGTGTTTGTTGCATTAAATCCAGCAAGTAGAGTTATTAAATCTCCATATGTATCAAACTGTTCTGCAAAATCAATTAAAGGTGTTGGTGCAATTGTAGACGGTGGAGTTCATAGACAATTTATAGATGGATCATCGAGACCTTCTAACAAATCTATCGTGTTTGACTCATTTACAAACATTCACGATGAAGGAATGGCATTCTGGATCACAGATGGTGCTGTGGCAGAAACAGTTTCTTGTTTCACATATTATAACCATATAAGTTATGCTGCTACTCGTGGTGGAAGACTTAGATCTCTTGTTGGAAACAGTTCATGGGGTAAGTATGGTGTTGTAAGTTCTGGATTCAGTCCAATTGAAAAAGCAAGAGAAGGTGTTATTGAAGGTTTAGTACTTACAATTGATGTTGATACTCAAGTAGGAAGTGGATTCCAAGTAGGAGAAAGAATTAGAGGTAATACTTCTGAAGCTTGGGGTTATATTCATACTGTTCAAGGAACTACTTTAAATAAGATTTTCTATTCAATAATTAGTGAAGGTGCTGTTGGAGTTGGTACAGGATTTGCTCCTGGTGAAACAATCACTGCACAAACTTCAGGCACAACTGCTAATCTTATTAATAATCCAAGTGCAAACGAAGGACAAAGTGGAAGAATACTTGTTCTTTCTGGATTAGGAACTTCACCAACTCTTGAAGTTAATGGTAGTATTGAGTTTATTACTGGATCTGGTAATGGTGGATATAATAGTGATAATATTAGTGGTGCAGATCCATTTACATTTGTGATTTCTAATGTAAGTCAAACTGGACCTGTTGGAAAAGGTAATGTTTCGATTGATAGGGGACAATGGACTACTGCTGGTGCTGCTCATACTGGTGGATCTACAACCTTTATTAAGTACCCAATTCAAACAGGATCTTTCACACTACTAACTCCAGCAACTCAAAGTGATACTACATTTAGTGTTAGTACTATTAGTGGATTTAACCCTGGTGAGTATTGCTTATCACCAACAAATGAATTATGTAAGGTTGTTAGTTTCCCAACTGCAAACTCAATGACTGTTGTTAGAGAACAAGATGGTGCTAATACAGCACAAGGATGGCCAATTGGAACACAATTTACTTCAATTGGTTCAACTAGTTTTGTTAGTGCTGCTGAAGTTTTGAAAGACTTCACTGCTTCTGACACTTCATTCAGAGCAACATTATCTCAAAGATTTGAGGATGTTGTTGGTGCTTATATGAAGTTTGATGATGAGTTTATGAAAGTTACTGGTGTTACTACTGATACTTACGGTACTACACAAGTAATTTTGGTTGAAGAAAAACCTGCTAAAGCATTTGATCAACAGGATATTAAGATTCGTTACATCTTTAGTCAGGCAAGATTAACTGGACATGACTTCTTACAAGTAGGAACTGGTGGAACATCCACAACTAACTGGCCATCAGCACCAATACAAGACCCTGTTCAGACACAGGAGATTACAGAAGATTTCCCAGGTAGGGTATTCTATGTTTCTACTGATGAACAAGGAAACTTTAGGGTTGGTAAGTACTTCCGTGTAAACCAGGCAACTGGTGCTGCAACATTGAATGCTAACAGTTTCGATCTATCTGGTTTGACTTCAATTCGATTGGGTTCAATTGGTGCTCAGTTAGGTGCTCAAGTTAATGAGTTCTCAACTGACGGAACAATGTCACAAAATAGTAATGAGAAAGTTCCAACACAGGCTGCAGTTAGAACTTATGTTGAGACTGAAGGAGCTGCTAAACTACTACAGGCACAATCTCATACTGCTTTGGGATTATCTACTGAGAGAGCACATACTCAGGCTGGTATAGCAACAGCATTGAATACAGCAATAAGTCATCTTACTGCTGGTATTGGAACTGTTAATGCAACTATTACACAAAATAGTAATGAGGTTGCTAAAAACGTTCAAATCTCTGAATTCTTTATTGGTAATTGCCAATAACTTACATCTATAAATAGTACAAGACAAAGGAAAGTTTTAAAAAAATGGCATCTGGTATTTTAGGACAAGCCGCATTGTCAGCAACGACCAATACTACAATATATACGGTTCCTGCTTCAACACATGCAGTTGTCAATATTAATGTTTTGAATCGATCTGCTACTGACGCTGTCACAGTAAGGTTGGCATTATCTTCAACAGGTAGTCCTGGTACTGCAGAGTACATTGAGTATGACGTAGCTGTTCCTAAGACTGCAGTTATTGAGAGAACAGCAATATCTCTTAATGCAGGAAAGAATATCGTTGCTTATACTAGTGGATCTGATGTATCCGTTAGTGTTTATGGTATAGAACAAGCGGTTTGATAATGTTGATTTATAAAACTACTGAGGTATAAGAAATGGCAGCAGACGTATTAACATATAATGCTCTGGCAGAAATAAACCAAGAACTTCGAGCTGAATCTGTAGGATTGACATCTGCGATTACTCTAGCATTAGAAGACATAGCTAGTGGAGGACCTGCAGGTCCTCCAGGACCACCTCCTGCAACTTCCGAGGGTGCTGTTGGACTTCAGGAAATAATGAAGGGTGCTGGATCACCTAATCTTGGTCTTTCTTGTATGATTCCTCGATTTGCTGAAGGTCAAACTAGTTGGACTGGTGGTATCAAAGTTTGTGATACTTCCCAGTATCATAGATGTGGTTGTTGCTGTCAATGGACTGTTCCAGGTGGTGTAACTTGTGCTCGATTCCAGATTTGGGGTGCTGGTGGTGGATCAGGAACCAGTTGTTGTTGTGGTGGAGCACCTAATGGTGGATCTGGTGCATATGCATCTGTTATTATGCCTGTAACTTCTGGAGAACAATATACTCTTTGTGCTGGTTGTGCTTACTGTTGTTATACAACTAGGTCACAGATGACTCAAGAGGGATATCCATCTTATGTTCAAGGACCTGGATTAACTAACTTCTGTGCTGAAGGTGGTGAGTCTAGTCTATTCTGTGAATCCAAATCTAGATGTTTGAGAGGACCTAACGAGCAAAGTGCTTGTAAATATATGGGACATTGTATATGTAATAGTGGAACAGATTATTGTTCTGAGCAATCACAGACACCTGGTGTTGGATATCCAGAAGGTAGAAGAGAAGCAAATTATCAATCTACTGCAAATTGTAAAAAGCATTATGGTACTGTAAGTACTGGTTCTACGATATACGGATTACCTGGACAATGGTCATACTTTGCTTATGATTATGGTGCTAATGAAGCATGTCATAGGCATCCTGGTATGTATGGATTCCCAGACTGCTCTTGCTGTCATGCATGTATGAGTAATGAAAATGGTGGATGTTGCTGGCAAGCATGCTATTGTCAAGCAATGTGCTGTATTCCTGGTGCTGGTGCATGGGGTTACTCAACTTGCGGTGGAGATACTAATGGATGTGCTGATATTGGTAAAACTGGAATGGTATGTGTATCCTATATGTGATACACATCCTTATAAATAACTAAAGAAAAATCAGAGAACTGTAAAAAACAATGGCAAACATTACATCATCGTTTACTCATCTACTTCCAACTGAGCTATTCGTTGCTGGTATTTCGACTAACATTAGTGGTAGTTACACATATACTGGACCTGAAGAATTTGATGTATGGATAAATCCACAAAGTGGTGATATAACAAGGATTGGTGTTACGGTAGATCCACCAAATGAGGCAGGAGCTGATCTAAGAAAGACTGTTAATGCTAAAGACAGTTCTCAATTACCTATAGCATATGTTTGTTCTCATCAATTCCATGAGAACTATCAGTGGGATTATACTTATACCGATGAAGTTCAATCTAATGGTGATGTATATAAAAAGATTGACAATCCAGATTTAAGAGATGCTTACGATGCGAAGTGGAATTTTACTACTAGTTCTTGGCAATTAACTCAGATTTTAAAATTACAAGAAAATATACATTCTGATGCTGCTAAGAAAAATAGGGATTATATTAAAACTTATTCTGATATGTATGACTTTGGAACTGATATGAATACCAAGATAACTACTTATCTTGCTGCTATTGATACGTTCCTTGGTAATAATCCTGATTATAAAACTTGGAAGTATGTTACTATTCCAGATGCAGTAGGATCTACACCAAAGATTCCTATTGATGTTCAAGTTGAAATTAATAAAGTTTCTGGTTCTGGTATTGCAGGAGGCGGTGTTTAAATGGATGTATTGGTATACAGTGCTTTAAATGAACAAGCAGCACTAAAGAAAGAAATTCACGAAAAGCAGCAGTGTTTATTTGATCTTAAAGAAAATAAACAACCCGAATCTTCGGGTGGTGGCGGCGGTCCAGCAGGTTATGATGTAAACGCAGAACTTTGTGCTAAGGCATGGTTCTGCCCTGATAGTGACAATTTTGAGAAAAAAATATGGGCTTGTCCTGGTGAAACATCTTTATGGAAACCTTATGAAGGAACGGGTTGGACTGATGGTATAGAGGTTTGTGATTCTCAAGGATATTATCGTTGTGGTTCTAGTTGTACTTGGAGTGTTCCAAGTGGTGCAACTTGTGCTCGATTCCAGATTTGGGGTGCTGGTGGTGGAGCAAATAAAGCTCCTTGCTGTTGTGGTCATACTCCATTTGGATCAACAGGTGCATGGGCATCTGTAATTATTCCAGTACAAAGTGGTTGGACATATACACTTTGTGGTGGATGTGCTTATTGTTGTTATGCATATACTACATCTGGATCTCAGAGATGGAGTGGATGCCCTTCTTATGTTCAAGGTTGTAAATTGGAAAATTTCTGTGCTGATGGTGGTCAAGGATCACTAGGTACTTGGAATGCTATGAGAGGTAATTACTGTACTTGTAGACTTGCTGCTTTAACTAATGATAACCAAGGTGCTAGGATATGTAACTATGGTGGTGACTGGTGTTTTACTGGTGAAAGCTATAACTGCATACCTTATATTGCTGGTGCTGGATATCACGGATCTATAAAGGATATTGAGAATCCACAATATGAAAATACAATCTACGGATTGAGAGGTATTTGGCCGATGCAATGTTGGGATACTAACCATTATGGTTGGGAACAACACGCTCCAATTCTTGGTTCAGAATCTGATACAATATGTTGCCCTACTTTCACTAGTGGAACCTGTTGTGGATATAACTGTGGTGCTTGGACTGGTAATGGATGTTTAAGATTTGCTGGTGCTGGTGGATGGGGTTCACACACTATGGGTGGTAACAACGCATTGTGTGGAGATTCTGGTAAGTATGGTATGGTTTGCGTTCAGTGGAAGTAGTATAACCATAACCTAACATTCTTTATATGGTTGACTATATAATCAACCAATGATATAATATTAAACATTGAGGTTTGACTTGAATGAATAAAGCTTTTTTTATTAACGGTGGAGCAGGGCGTGTGCTGTGCTCCATTCCTGCGTTAGAAAGGTATGCAGAAACTCACGATAATTTTATAATAGTATCAGAGTCTTGGTCGGAATTATATTTAAATAGTAAAGTATTGAGAGAAAAAGTTTTTCCTCTTGGGCATAAGGATTTATTTGAAGATCATTTAAAAGATAAGAAGATTATATCACCCGAACCATATAGAGTAAACGAATATTTTACTCAGAGGTGTAATCTCATACAGGCATTTGATATAGAAATTAATGAACTTGATGAGATTCCTGAAACTAGGGAACTTAAGTTGGATCTTAATAAGGAAGATCAAATTAACGGACATAATGTAGTTGGTGAAGTAAAGAATACTTTAGGTAAAGATAAGGTTATTGTATTTCAACCTTTTGGACAAGGTGTAAAAGTTGAAGGGCAATTTATCTACGATACTTCTGGAAGAAGTTTTGAAATTGCTAATATTCTTAAATTAATTGAAAAACTTAATAAAGATTATGGTATTATACTTATGTCAAACATTGAGATTCCAGGTTGGCAGTCTCTTGGAATTGCGGCTCCCAAAAATATGGGATTGAATGGTTGGATGGGTGTTATAAATGCTGCTGATTATTTCTTAGGATGTGATAGTGTTGGGCAACATATGGCATATTCTTTAAATAAACCTACTACAGTTGTTATAGGATCTACTTATCCTGAAAATATATCATATCCTGATAGTAAGAAGTTTAGTATTATTGATAATGGTAAAGGTAAGAGAAAGTATAGTCCAATTAGATTAACAATGGATATATGTGGTGATAGAACCAATGAGGATCTAATGGTTTTAGAAGATAAAACTGTAGATAGTATTATAAAGGGTATTAAGAATAAGATTGGTGTTAGTAAAAAAGATCTGTCAAATGCTTTAGGTGTAAAGAAGCAAGGAGGTAGCACTTCGGGTGATTTAATAGAGAGTAATCCAAATTGGGGTGATAGAAAGGAAACTGTTTCTTTTAGTAGTCCAAAGGATTCTTCTAATGTTAAATCTGTATTGACTCCACCAGTTAAATATGATAAACCATTTGTTACTAAAACAAAAAAGAAGAAAAAACCAATTGATGAATTGTTGGAAATAGAATCAAAAAAATCTTGAGGTAAATTATGAGTATTATTGTATCTTGTAATCGTGGTCATAACGCTAGTACAACATTGCTTGTTGATGGTGAAATTGTTTTTTATCTGGAAGAGGAAAGATTAACTAGATTTAAGAGGGATGGAACTCCTCTTATGGGATTGGCAAAGGTTTTTGATTATGTTGATCATATAGATCATTTGGTGGTTTGTCATACACATAGAGAAGGTCCACAAACGGATTGGACTGCAGAGGACATTTATAAAGGATGGATGAGAAAATTATCCAGAGGTAAGTTTCATTTTGATGTTACTTTCATTGATACTATACACCATCAGATGCATGCTGCTTGTGGATTTGTGCATTCTGGATTTGATACTGCTGCTTGTTTAATAGCTGATGGTGCTGGAAGTTTCTTACAATCAGATTCATTTGATGGATCTACTTTATTTGAATTTGAAACTATATTTAAAGCAAAGAAACCTCTTGAATTTGAGCAAGTTTATAAGCATTTAGGAACTGATAAATCTGTTGGTTTTAATCTTACAGATGAAGATACAGGAACATATGTTACTGAACATCCAGGTATAGTTAAAGCATATGAAGCTGTGACTAGGTATTGTGGTTTTCAGTCTATTGATGCTGGAAAACTAATGGGTCTTTCTCCTTATGGAAAACCTAATCCTAATCTTCCTCCTATTGTGAGGGATGGTTGGGTTAATAGAGATCTTTTTATGCCTAATTATCCAAATGGTGCTTACATTGTTTGTGATAGATTTCCTGGTATGTTTAGTGTTGATGAGGAAGAGGCTCATAGAGGTAAACAGGATGCCAAATATACTGAAAATCAAAAAGATTTAGCTTATGCTATACAAGAGGCAAGTGAAATCTATATTGGCAATCTAATTGAAAAAGCAGTAGATATTACAGGTGAGAAAAATATTGTTATATCTGGTGGATATGGATTAAATTGTGTTGCTAATTATAAATTTAAACAACGATTCCCTAACTTAAATATCTTTGTTGAACCAATATCACATGATGGAGGTACATGTATAGGTGGTGCTTATTCTGTTTATTATGATAAGTATTTAAAAAAACAGAGAGAATATTCTGAGATGAAACCTCAGAAGACAATTTATTATGGACCTCAATACAATACACAGATGTATTTGCCTTACATAGAATCTTTGGGTGATGATAGGATAGAAATTAGTGATGTAACTTATGATGATGTTGCTAAGGTAATTCGTGAAGGTAATATTGTAACTATCTTCCAAGGAAAATCAGAAGGTGGTCCTAGAGCACTTGGAAATAGATCTATTTTATTTGATCCTACTATTAAGGATGGTAAGGATATTATTAATAAGGTAAAGCATAGAGAGTTCTTTAGACCATTTGCTTGTTCAATTCTTAAAGAAAAGGTTCATGATTGGTTTGATCTTGCTGGAATGGATGATACTCCACATATGATGTATGCTGTTGAGTGTCAACCAGGTGTTGAAGAAAAGATCCCATCAGTAATTCATGTAGATGGTACTTGTAGAATACAAACAGTTGATAAAGATCATAATGAGCATTATTATAATTTGATTAGTGCATTTGAAAAACTTTCTGATACTCCTATTTTGTTTAATACATCATTTAATCTTGGTGGTCAACCTTTAGTTGAAACTCTTGAAGATGCAATGGAGTGTTTGGGTTATAGTGAGATTAGCTATATGTATCTTCCAGAGATAGGTAAATTAATAAAGGTTGATTTTATATTACAAGATCGTATTTATGATTATGATTTTATACCTAAAGAAGTTAGTAAAGATTCCTAATGCAAAATGATATTGTTTGGTGCAACGGCACATTCGATATTCTTCATCCAGGACACATAGAATTATTCAAGGTTGCTAGATCTCTAGGAGACAAAGTAATAGTTGCTACGGATACGGATGAGAAGATTCGTACTGACAAAGGTGATCATCGCCCTATAAACGATCTTTGTTATAGGGTTGCTATGCTTGAGGCAATCAAGTATATTGATGTTGTTCATACCTTTGGTAGTAGGCAAGAGTTAGAAGATCTAATCGAACTATATCAACCTGATATTTTATTACTTGGTGATGATTGGAGGGATGGTGATGTAGTTGGTTGGGAACACGCTGGTGAGGTAAGACATCTTCCTAGAGTAGGTGGATATGCCAGCAGTAATGTCATCAAAAAGATTAATGAAAGTACTGTTACTGGGTGATAGTTGTGAGGATGAATACATCTATGGTAGATGTACTAGAATAAGTCCAGAAGCACCTGTGCCTGTGCTGGATTATGCTAAGATAAAAACCACTTCTGGTATGGCTGGTAATGTATGTTTAAACTTACAAGCATTTGGTATTGATATTACATTCTTAACTAATAATGAACAATTAGTAAAGACTAGATTCATTGATGAGAAATCTAATCAACAGATACTTAGGGTTGATAATGAGGAAAAGATAAGACCTTTATTAATTCCTGTTTCCACTGATGGGTTTGATGCTGTTGTTATATCGGATTATAATAAAGGATATTTAACCACAGAAAAGATATTTGAAATTGTAGAGAGTGCAACCTGTCCTGTGTTTATTGATAGTAAGAAAACTATACTTCCTAACAAACCTAATTGTTTTATTAAGATAAATGATGTAGAATATGAGAATCTAGATAATTATAATATAGAAAATTTAATAGTAACAAAAGGATCTGAAGGGTGTATATACAATAATATATTATATCCATCAGAGAAAGTAAAGGTTTTTGATGTAGTTGGTGCAGGAGATACTTTTCTTTCTGCTCTAGTGTTTGGATATATAACTACTAATGATATAGATTATTCTCTTATGTTGGGAAACAAAGCGGCAGCAATTGCTGTACAACATTCTGGTACATATATTTTAAACGGAGAAGATATTGAAAGAATCGTCTGATATAAAGTTTGTTCCTAAAGGATGGGGTTATGAGAAGTGGATATGTAATACCTCAGAATATTGTGGTAAGCTTTTATTCTTTGTTAAAGGTAAGAGATGTTCTTGGCATTATCATCTTCTAAAGGATGAAACATTTTTCTTACAGTCTGGTAAGATACATCTCTTTTATGGTTTTGATAATGATATTGCATTATCTGATAGTATAGTTTTAGAACCAGGCGATAAGTTTCATATTGAAAGAAAGATGAGACATCAAATGTATGCTATGGAAGACTCTGAATTATTTGAGTTTTCTACACAACATTTTGATTTAGATTCGCACAGAGTTTTTAAAGGAGATTAAGATATTGTGCGATGTTTATAAATTGATAGTCCCATACCTTCTGTGCGATAGTTAGATATTGATATTTTCCTTTTAGATGTTCTGGGAATGGAATATATTCTATTTCCCCATTATATTTTGCTGCTATTAATTCAGCAACAAGTTTAAAACTAACTGGGTTACTGGTTCCAAGATCATAGATCCCAGATGGTTTATCATTATTAAGAACGACTTCTACTATATCTCCAACCCAAATAAAATCTCTTAGATACTTACCTGAACCCTCAAACAGTTTTAGTTTACCTGTCTCCTTTATCTGTTGTGTAAACTTATGTACTGGACTTGCTTGATCTCCTTTTTTATCTTCTCCTTCTCCATATACATTAAAGTATCTGAAACTCTGGATAGATGAGAACTTATCTAGGTTGTCTTGGATATAATAATCCATTTGCAACTTAGTAATTGCGTAGTAGTTTAACGGTGATATTTGATTAGGAGTAGATGCAAATAAACTCTTTCTAGTATTACCATAAACTGATGCAGAAGATGCAAACTTAACGTCTATTTGATGCTCTATTGCCCTCTCAAACAGTTCTATACTAAACCAAACGTTCATTCTATGGAGTTTATCTATATCTCTTTCTGTCGTGTCTGAGATCGCTCCTTGGTGTATTATAAGGGATACTTTATCCCAGTCCTTAAAGTATGCTATCCAATCCCAACAATCTTTTTCATCTACTGTAACTATTTCTTCATTAGAATGTTCTATCAAATACTTGAGAAAGTTTTGACCTATGAATCCTTTTGCTCCTGTTAATATAATCATTATAAATATTTAAAATTGTATTCGGTTGCGATAAATGGCATTTGGTAGGTTAAGTTCTATTATACCATCAGCAGGTCCAGTTGTCGACTTTTACACGGGACCAACTGATAAATTGACCATAGGTAAAATAACTATTGGTAGTAAGAATTATAATCCATCAAGAATTCAGATTGGATATAAGGATGGTTCTAATGTAAGATACTTTGAATATAATAGGTATATTAAGTATGGTGAGGTAATAGAGACTGAGAATATTTATGTTGGTGCAGGTCAACAAATAGTTGTAAGATCGACAGAGCCAGATGTTAATTTTTTATTTTATGGGCAGACAACTAATGATGTAATAAACCCCACAAAGTCTGGAGTTCTTAGACACACATTATCTACAGGTGTAACAAAACAGTCATTATTTACTGCACCTTATGGTACAGAATGTAAAGTAACAGTATCTATTTGTAATCTAGGACCTGATGTAGCAACTGTAAAACTTGGATTAGCTGATAGTTTTACTGTAGGTTCATTTGATAGTACAGAGTATCTAGATTATGGATTTCAAATTGGACCAGGTCAAACATATACCAGACCCGATATAAAATTAGGATCAGATCAATCCTTAATTGGGTTTTCAAATCCTGGATCTAAGGTTACATTTTTATGTCATGGACAATTATATTATGCAGTAAGTGGATTACCCACTAGTGATGATTTTGTTGTTCTTGGTAATACTAGAATTGATGGTAATCTTGGAGTAGGTAGAACTGCTACTACGAAATTAGATATAGTTGGTGATACTATTATTACTGGTGAGGTAGATATTGGTGGTAGATCAACTATTGGTGGAGATACTACAGTTGGTGGTGGAGTTACTATTTCAGGCAATGTTATTATTGAAGGAAATAATAATACTATTAATGGCGTAGATTTTGTTGATAATGACATTGATAATGCTAGAAATCTAAGACTCACTGGTATTACTACAGTTCACGGACCTGTTACTATTAAAGGTAATTTAGATCCAATTGAATCTGATACTTTCCGTATAAGATCTAATGATATTGTATTGGGATATAGTACATCTACTAATCCAACGCCAACCTTTATTGCGATGGCAACTGGTAATTCTAGATTAATTACTGATATAAGTGATACAGTAGATTTAATAGCAGGTAGGCATATTGAACTAGTAAGTTCTGTTGGTAATCTTACTCTTGATGTGAATGCTACTATAGTATCTGTTGCTTCATCACAAGCTACTTTATCTCATGAGGTTGTTGGATCTGGTAGTAACACTACTACTTTTAGATTGGGATCAAAGACTACTAGTATTGCGGAGAATGGTGGAATAATAATCAGAGGAGATACTGATAAAACACTTTTATATAAAACTTTAGGTGATGGTGCTACTAATGGTGTATTTCATCTGAGTCATGGCATACAGTTAAATACTGGTCGATTGCATATTGTAGATGACACTACTGGTATTTCAATTGGAAGCACTACAGTAATTACTAAGGATAAAATTCATGGTAAATCTTATGTTAATGAGATTGATAATGCTAATGAATATAGTTCTGTATATATTCCTACGACAAATGCCGTTACTCGACGTATTAGAGTAGTATCAGCAGAAGGATACTTTGCATCTTGTTCTCTTTAAATAGTGTTATAATAACTACTAAATAATTTTTTAAAATAATATCCTAAAATGAATTTTACGATTTATAGTAGAGAAGGTTGTCCATATTGTGAGAAAGTAAAAGAAGTAATGAGGTTGACAAAACTAGAACATGTTGTGTATAATCTAGATAGTGATTTTACACGGGATGATTTTTATGCGGAATTTGGACAAGGTTCAACTTTTCCTCAAGTAGTTTGTGATGACACAGGAGAAAGGGAAAAGATTGGAGGTTGTACAGAAACTGTTCAATTCCTTAAGGAAAATAAAATCGTCTGAGAAACCTATAAATAAACCAGATTATGATATTGATCGTGGGTTTGAATTCATCTTAACGGGAGGTAAAACTAAAGCCAAACCATTACATATTACCACACTTAAAATAGGAGGACGAGACATGTTAGCAATAAGTTTAGTATTTGGATCTTTTCTAACGGTATTGTTTCTAATCGTGGGAGCAATTGGTGGTTGGGTTGCCAGAGAGTATTTTATGAACTATCAAGATGTTAAAGTACATCCTGAGATGTTTGATGGTAATGGAAACCTAGTTCCAGATGAAATTGTAGCATTTAGATTTGAAAATTATGACAACGACAAAGAAGAAGACGACGACTAGAAAGAAAGCGTCACCAAAAACAACTGCAGCAAAACCAAAAGTAGTGTCTCAGAAGATACCTGATCTTCCAAGAAAACCATTTGCATTTGAAGTTTTTCAAGCTGCTTCTAAGATGAGAAGTAAGGCAAATAAGGTAGAAGTTCTTCGGAGGTATGGAGATCCTTCACTAAAGGCATTATTAATTTGGAATTTTGATGAAACTATTGTAACTATTTTACCAGAGGGTGAAGTTCCTTATGGTAGTAATATTGAGGAAGAGACACAGACAGGTACATTGTCTGGTAAAATAAATGATGCAACTTCTAAGATGGCAGAGTTGGGAAGTAACTCTCTTGGATCTCAAGATCAGGGTCAGACTACTATTCGTAGAGAATTTCAAAAATTTTATAATTTTTTAAAGGGTGGTAATCCTAGTCTTTCTTCATTAAGAAGAGAAACTATGTTTATTGATATGCTTCAAGGAATGCATCCTCTAGAGGCAGAGATCCTTATATTGGTTAAGGATGGTAGATTGGAAGATAAGTATAAGATTACTAAAGAAGTTGTATCTGAAGCATTTCCAGACATTACTTGGGGTGGTAGATCATGACAGCACCATTAGGAAATCGTCCAGCAAAAGAAACAGCAGCAGAAGAATCTACAGAGTTAAAAAAACCAGAGAAGAAAGTATCTTTATGGAGTACTGAAGAAGCTAATAATATCAAATCTGTTTATGGTTGTGAATTATTAGTTGAGAATGGATCTCTTAAAGATGTTAATGCTGCAGAATATCCTACAGATGCATATATTGTAAGCTATGCAATATATGAATCAGGTAAACTTGGTCAAACTAAGTATGATTTGACTAGAGGAACTAAGACTAATTTGTTTGATATGTATTATGATAAGTTTAAACAAGGTTTAAAAGACATACAGTATGGTAAGGGAACTATAAGTCCAAAGGTGTGGGGTCATAGAGCTAAGCAAGCAGGTAAAAAGAAAAGAAGAAAATAAAAATGTCCCAAATATACCCTCTTTTCCCAACTTTTGTATGGGAAACTCATTTGGGGTTGGATAAAGATGCTTTGGTATCTGCCATCAAAGAATTTAGTGAAGAAAATCAATCTGTTAATTTCACTAATAGAGATGGTGGATATCAGGCACATGGTTTTAATTATCCATTATTAACTGATGCTATAAAGAATAATGTACCTACTAATTCTGATTTAGAAGATCTGGGTAAGTTGCATATTCATACTTGGGTTAATATTAATAATAGTGGATCTTATAATGTTAGACATGATCATACAGATGGTATAATTCTTTTATCTGGGTGCTATTATGTCTCTGTACCAGAAAATTCTGGGAATATTAAATTTCATGATCCTAGATCTGAGGTTATACATTCAATGGCAGATGCTAGATATTATCAATATGATAGAAGTGTTGAGTTAATACCAGAAGATGATTTGATATATTATTTTCCTTCTTGGTTACAGCACGAAGTAGGATCTAGTAAGAGTGATGATGAAAGAATTTCTATTGCTTTTAATTTGATACGTAAACCTGATGTGGATAGGTATTGTAATGTGTATAATTACGAGTGAAACGAAATTCGACTTTTAATTCCAAATATCGGGCAAAAAAATCTCCAGGTATTTTTTGCTCTGTAGGGTCGATGTAACAAATTTACAT